CTAACGCGGTGTTACAAAAAACGCGCCATCGTTGTCTGCATCAATCCGCCTGATGAAGCGCGTCCAAAATTCCTTTTTTTCGTTCCGCGAGTATGTATCATATTCGCCCAGCCCATCTTTTAATGCGTCAAGGTCTGTCTCTGGCTTTTCCTCCACGGTTTCCATTGCCCTTTTCAAACTCGCGTATTCCGCTTTATAATCGCCAAGCTCAATCAGATCGTTTAGGTATAGCGTTTTTAGCTTGCTCATTTTCTTTCGTATCGAGTCCGCGCTGTGCGTGGGCTTTTTTTCTGCCTTTTTATAGTACCGATTGTTCCGCTCTGCGATGCCTTCAAGCTCGTTTAGTAGGTAGTCTTCCAGCGCGTCTTCCCTTATCCTTTTTTTATGCGGGCAAGCAGAGTTGTCAAGCATTCGCGTCCTGCAACGGTAGTATGTATATATCTGTTTTGCGGTTTCCGACTGCATCGTTTTTCCGCACTCTTTACAGTGCAAAAGACCAGAGAACAAATACACGCGATCTGTCTCAACTCCCGCACAGCGTTGTGACCGATGGCGAATAATATCATTTACAAGGTCAAAGTCTTGCTTGCTCACCAACGCGGGGCAAGCGTTTTCGATGCCGTAAACCTCGCCGATGTAAAGCCGGTTACGGAAATAGTTTACATACTTGGTATACGCCCGGTCAATCTTCCACGTCTCGAGCATATACCGTTTTACGCCCAGCACGCTTTGCAGCCTGACATACGCCGCAAACATATCTCGTGCGGCATCTGCCGTATCGTTATCAATCTGGTATTGCCTGTCCTTAACAATATACCCTAAAGGCGCTTTAGACCCTGCGGGTTGGCCCTTTGCACGCTTGCCGTCGTTGATAAATTTGACTCGCTCGCTTGCGCGGTCGGCCTCGTCCTGCGCGACGGAAAGCATGATGTTGACCTTCAAGCGCCCCGACGCGGTGCGCGTCTCGTAGTCCTCTTCCGTCGCTTGCCATGTCACGCCGTATTTGTCCAGCTGCGTCTGCACGTCGTAGTATCCCGCGACATTGCGAAACCATCGGTCGAGCTTGATAAACAGGATCGTGTCAACTTTACCCGCTTTGCAATCGTCCAGCAGCCGCAGGAGCGCAGGGCGCTTTTTGTACGGCTTTCGCGCGGATATGCCCGCGTCCTCATATATTCCCACTACGGTCATTTTATTCGCTTTGGCATACCTTATCAGCGCGTCCCGCTGCTCTTGCAGGGACAGCCCATGCCGCGCCTGCTCCTCGCTCGTGACGCGGATATACAATGCCGCTTTTATCAAAGCCTCTCTCATCAATGCCGCTATCATCGAATCCCCCTCCAAAATCCGTAATCTATACAATGAAAATCAATGTACACGCACCACACAGCGAGAAAAACGATGATGAGGAACATTATAGCAATCACGCCGTTTCGGATATGCACGCCGCGCCGCATGATTTCAATGGTATCGGCCTTTGCGTCAACATGGCGTTCCAGCTCATCATTCCGCGCTTGCAAAGTCTCCTCGGTCGGCGTCAAGTGTTCGGAAATCCCGAACGCTTCATCAAGCGATATTCCCAGCGCCTTGCAGATAGGCGCGACGGTGTAGATGGACGGGGCTTTGGAAAACTTTGAAAAGAAGTTCTGCACGGTGGACAGTGGCACGCCGGAAGTGTCTGAAATTTCCTGATAGGTCAGTTTCAATTCTTCTTTGCGGATTTTGCACACCTCTTGTATGTTCATTTATACCACCTTAATTTCTTCGATTTTCACGCCGCGAAGTCGCAAGATGATGGCTTGCCGAACCTCGTCGAGCGCTGTCTTATTGCAAGGTTTTGGCGTTGAAATAGTTAAGCAAAGCGGAGTATGGTCAAATCATGCAGCGGCAACCGCTCCGTGCTGTCTGCACATAGCCCCCGCCGTTGTTGCGGAGACGGCGGGGGCTTTTCTCTTACTTCATACCAAGGAGTTTGCCAAGTTTTCTTTGCCGCCCCGCTTTGGTCGTGGGAATCCCAGTTGCTTTTGAAATTTTTCTTTTCATCTTTGTGATTCCGAGCGCACGTTTCCAGCTAAAGGACAGGCCGGGGATTTTGCTTTTCGACATTTGGCATACCACCTTTTATTTTTTGTATTTTCTCCCGCACTTTTGTGCAATAATCGACACATAGCCCCGTTACTATCAATTATTTGGAGGGACACAAAATGTTGTGCGAAGAAGAAAACCATGCTATTCTTATTAGAGAGCGCCTAAAATCTGAGGTGCTATCACTTACTGACAGCCAGGCGGAATATGTTTTATGGAGGCTGGAATGTTTATTGCAAGAAGAGAATTAAATAATCTGCGGGAAGAAAACCGCAAACTTAAATTGCAGCTTGCAGAGGCGCAGGAAGCGGAGCGAGAATACAACCGCCGATCTGCCATCATTGACAAAGCGGCGCTTCCGAAGTGCAAAAGCATCGCGTGCTCTGGGTGCAAGCATGTTGTGGTCCGCTATACTACTTGGGGTGGTTGGTACGTTCTTGGCTGCGGGAAAGACAATCCCTGCAAAGACTACGAGCCGACAGACATTACCCCCGAAAAAGCTGAAGCTATCCGAGAAGCGCTGAACATTCAGTGGCAATATAATTAACCAGAGAACAAGCAATTCAGCAGAAACCCGAAAACAGCACCTATTGCAGCAACGAGGCAATCCCTCGCCGTTATAGACCACGCATGGGAGTTTTCTTTCTGCGCATATGCAAGATAATTAGCCCCTCTTTGGCGAGCAATAAGCCCTCGCTTTTCGCCATTTACAAGGTAATATGCAAATCTATGACCGCAGAGTACATTAGCATCATTTTTATTATGCGCGGTTATCAATACGGCATCGGTTCGCGCTTGCTCTAAAAGCTTTAGCTGCGCCTTTGTCAAAGCGATATACGGGAAGTCATCTTTCTTGTTATCAAGATCGCTTTCCCACTTTTGCCGCTCTGCATCGGTCAATATCTTATCATGCGGATTGGTCGGAATAAAAACATTACTCATAGTACTTGTTTTGCGCTCAATACAATCGGAAGGAGCTTTTCACACTGAGCGTCGGACAAATCATCAATAGCTACCAATAGCGCTTTCTTTGCTGCGCTTAAGCCCTCGCCCTCTGTGGCGGGGGCTTTTTCGTTCTCGCTCGGCGTTATTCCCGCCAGTTCAAGAATAGACGCACCCAAGTAATTTGCAATTACTTCAATGGTTTCAAACGGTGGGCTTTTTTTGGAATCTTCCCACTTACCAATCATTCCATTCCCAAGGCCAAGGTCTTTCTCTATTTGTTTGATCGAGGTCCCGCGTATTTGCGCAAAGCTTTTTATGTTATGGACGATGATTTTATTACGTGTATTCATAGGCAAAAATATTTCTATTTGTAGCGAGTTAGCTATTGACAGGTAGCGGATTTTCTACTATAATAGCTTTCAGATGGCGATAAAAAACCAAGCCCCCACCGAATGCGGGCCTTAGAAAATGTTGAATTATGTCTACAAAACTATAATAGCGCATTTTCTATCTTCTTGTCAAGAGCGTGGGGGCAATTCCCTCAAAATTTTCTATGCTACGCTATAGAAAATTCGCATTGTCAGGGACAATGCGAATGAGTGCGAAAGGAGGATCGAGAGTGATTTATGAAAACGTCAAGCGCCTTTGCGATGAGCGAAATATCAGCATTTGGGCGCTTGAGAGAGCGTGCGGCATCGCAAATGGCGCGATTGGGAAGTGGAATGGCAGTATCAATGCTCCGCGCATTGACACCGTGAAAGCCATCGCCGACTACTTCGGTGTGACCGTGGACGCGCTGCTGAAACCCAACGATGGGCAGTAAAAAAATGCCCCGCCCAATGTTGCAGCATCGAGCGGGGCGGCGGAACAAATCTTAGGCTTAGATATGTGTCCTGTGGCTATTTTAGCACAGGGGAAAGGAAAAGGCAATGAGTAAAAAGCCAGAGTACAAAATCATTTGGGTCACGCCCCCTGACCCCGTAAAGCTGGGGACGATCATGGGCGAGATTTACGCCAGGAACAGAGGACTTGAGTTTGTCGGCCTTGTGCCGAACGGCAAGGATAGCGGAGGTGCGAAATGAGCGCGTTTGCATGGGCGCTGACGTATATCGGGGCCGCTACGGTGAGTTATCTGTTTATGTGGCTGCTGGACAAACTGGACAGGCCGGGGAAGTAAAATTAATAGGGAGGGAAGACGATGCGGGACGTGCTGAAAGCGGCGGGGCGACCGGTATATGGAGGAGGACGAGGAATGAGCATCATTGTCCTTCCGGAGACCCTTGAAGCATGGAAAGAAGAGCGGAAGTACGGCATCGGCGCATCCGACGCCGGGGCCATGCTGGGGATGAGCAACTGGAAAAGCAATGAAGAGCTTTGGCTGGAAAAAACCGGGCTCCGGGAGCCGGAGGATATTTCCGGGAAGCCATTCGTCCAGTATGGGCATGACGCGGAGCCGCACCTGCGGGCGCTGTTCTCCTTGGACCATCCTGAGATGGAGGTTACATACGACAGCCCATACAAGATCATCCGCAACAGTGAGTACCCGTTCATCTTCTGCACCCCGGACGGAGAGCTGACGGAGCGGGAGACGGGCCGCCATGGCGGGATGGAGATCAAGACAACGGAGATCAAGAACCCCGGGCAGTGGGACCATTGGAATGGCCGCATCCCGGACCAGTATTACTGCCAAGTCATCTGGCAGATGATCGCCGCCGGATGGGAATTTGTATGGCTGCTGGCGCAGATCAAGTGGACCGACCGGGAGGGGAATCACCGGAAGGACACCAGGGAGTATCTGATCGAGCGGGAAGAGGTTTTGGACGATATCCAAAGCACCAAGGCGGAGGGAATCAGATTTTGGCGTTCTGTGGAAGCAAAAAAGCGCCCAAACCTGAAGCTCCCGGAGATTTAACGAGAAAAGGAGAAAAGACCATGGAATTTATCATGAGCACGGATTTGACCACCGCACTGCCGAAGGAAATCGGCTTCAACTTTGAGGAGCTGAAGGCGGAGCTGGCTGAGAAGCTGGACTATTACAACAACCTGGTGGTCACGGAGGACACCATCAAGGAGGGCAAGGCCGAAAAGGCCAAACTGAACAAACTGCGGGAGGCCGTGGAGTCCAAGCGCAAGGAGATCAAGAAGGAGTGCATGGCGCCCTACACCGATTTTGAGGCCAAGGTCAAGGAGCTGGTGGCCATGATCGACGCCCCGGTGGCCGCCATCGACGGGCAGCTAAAGGTTTTCGAGGAACAGCGCCGGGAGGAGAAGCGGAAGGCCATTGAAACTGTTTACGACGAGATTGTGCCGGACGAGATCAAAGCCATCATGCCTTTGGATCGTATTTTTGACCAGCGATGGCTGAATACCACATTCAAGATTGAGGCCGTGGGCGAGGCCATCGGAAACCTGGCGGATAAGATCGACGACGATCTGACCGTGCTGGACACCATCGAACCGGAGTTTTCCACCGCCGTCCGGGCAAAGTACATGGAGACGCTGGACATCGGCGCAGCGTTGCGCCACAAGAAGGCCCTTCAGGATGCCGCAGAGGCCGCCAAAAAGCGGGAGGCATCCATGGCAGTGGATAACGAAAAAATTGTGGAGCAGCCCCGGGTTCAGGAAAAGCTGTACCTGCTGCGGCTGGAATTCCATCTGACACAACCACAGGCAACGGCGCTGAAGCAGTTCCTTTCCGGCAACGGCATCCAATACACGAAGATTTGAGGAGGAGAATACCATGGCATTGAATAACAGCATTGCAGCGACGAAAAAGACAGCCAACGACAAGGTTGTGGATTTTAAGTGCGGTGAGGAGGTCGTCAGGCTCTCCCCGAATATCATCCGGAAGTATCTGGTGAACGGAAACGGCGCCGTGACGGACCAGGAGATCGTGATGTTCCTGAACCTCTGCCGGTTCCAGCATTTGAACCCGTTCCTGCGGGAGGCTTACCTGATTAAGTACGGGAACAGCCCGGCCACCATTGTGGTGGGCAAGGATGCCATCACGAAGCGGGCCATGCGGAACACCGCATTTTGCGGGCAGCAGGCGGGAGTGGTGGTTCTGAACACAGAAACCGGAGTCATGGAGAACCGGATCGGCGCCATCGTCTTGAAAGGCGAGGAGCTGGTGGGCGGCTGGGCCAAGGTTTTCGTCCGCGGATACCAGGAGCCCATCGAGATTTCTGTGGCATTTGAAGAATACGTCGGTCTGAAGAAAACCGGAGAGGTCAACGAACAGTGGACCAAGAAACCGGCCACCATGATCCGCAAGGTGGCGTTGGTCCAGGCCTTGCGTGAGGCCTTCCCCGAGGACTTGGAGGGCATGTATGACCCCACGGAGATGAATATTGACGTGAGCGATCTGTCGTCCGCTCCGGTGGACATGGATGCTCCGCAGCAGGCAATCGAACCCAGAGCGGAAGATTTCGCATCCTCAGCGCCGGAGGCTCCGCAGCCGACGGAAGAGCCGGAGGGCTTTTAAGCCATGAAGGCCGTTTTTGAGCGGGCCAAGGTGATCGTGGATGGAGAGGACACCTATCTCTGCCTCTCCATCCCCCGCCGGGACGCCGCCAAGTTCGTCGGAGAAATGAAACCGCGGAAGTACGCCGTGGAGATCAAGGAATACCGTAAAAAGCGGAGTCTGGACGCCAATGCATACGCTTGGACGCTGATTGGAAAGCTGGCGGCGGTGCTGAGCACTAAGGAAGCACCAGTCACGCCGGACAACGTTTACCGGGACTGCATCCGGGACGTGGGCGACAACTACGACGTGATCCCGGTGAAAGAGGACCGGATTGAGTACTGGAACCGTATTTGGTGTGCCGGGCACATCGGGCGCTTTACGGAGGACCTGGGGCCATGCCGCTCTATCCCCGGATATCACAATATTCGGACATATATAGGGTCCAGCGACTACGATACCGCCCAGATGAGCCGACTGATCGAGATCATCATCCAGGAATGCAAGGCGCAGGGCGTTGAAACCCTGCCGCCGCGAGAACTGGATGCCCTCGTTAGCCGGTGTGGAGAGGTTAGCGTATGAACGACAAAAGATGCTTTTTGTGCGGCCGGAATGACTCCGGTGACCCGCTGGAGCGTCACCACATTTTTGGCGGCGCGAATCGGAAGAAAAGCGAGAAGTACGGCCTTGTGGTGTATCTGTGCGGCAATCGCTGCCACCGGAACGGGCGCGGCGCGGTACACAAGAACGGAGACCAGATGCGCCGTTTGAGACGGTACGGGCAGCTCAAGGCGATGGAGGAGCAGAGATGGACGGAGGCGGACTTTCGCCGCGAATTCGGGAAAAGCTATTTATGAGAGGAGATAAGAGATGCTGAACAAGATTTTCATCATGGGCCGGTTGACATGCGATCCGGAGCTGCGCAGGACACAGAACGGTACAGCCGTCACCAGCTTTACACTGGCGGTAGACCGGGACTTTAAGAACGCGGACGGCACTAAGGACACGGATTTTATTGGCGTGGTTGCATGGCGCACCACCGCCGAGTTTGTGCACAAGTATTTCTCCAAGGGGCGCATGGCCGTTGTGGAGGGTCGCTTGCAAATGCGGGACTGGACGGACAAGGACGGCAATAAGCGCCGGAACGCCGAGGTGCTGGCGGACAACATTTACTTTGGCGATGCCAAGAAGGACGCGGACAGCGGCGCCAAGAAATACGCGGGCGGACAGTTCGTGGAGGTGGACGAGGACTTCGACGCGGACGACGATTTTCCGTTTTGATAGGAGGTAGAGCGGCATGGATTACTGGCACAAGCGGTACACCTGCCCATACTTTACCAGCAGCGAGAAACGGCGGGTCTGCTGCGAGGGCGGTAGCCGCGTCAGCTTTGAGACGGGTGGCGCGGCATCCCGCTTCATGAGTCAATTCTGTGCTGGGACGTGGGAGCATTGCACCATCGCACGGCACCTGACGGACGAGTACGAACGAAAGGAGGAAAAGAATGGGAAATAGGCGTATCGCCGAAGGAGTGGGAGGCGGTGCATAGTGGCTCTTGAGTACATTCCCTTTTATTACAGTTATCGCAAGAAATTAGAGAAACTCTCAGATCAAGAGGTAGGTCGGCTTGTACGGGCTTTGCTGGAATATGGCGAGACCGGAGAGACGGAGGAACTTACGGGACGGGAGTCGATCGCATTCGATTTTATTGCGGATGATATAAATAGGGCAAAAGCGGCGTATGACGAGAGATGCGCAAAGAACCAGCGCAACATAAAAAAACGATATGCACATCATGATGGTACGACCGTATACGATGGTATACGTTCGAATACGACCGTATACGAAACGTACCAAACCAAAGACAAAACCAAAGATAATTCACTCCCACCTAACGGTGTGAGTGATACGCGCGCGAAGCGCTTCACACCACCATCCGCTGATGATGTATCCGCCTATGTTCAGGCGCAGGGCTATCACGTCAACGCAGATCGCTTTGTCGCCTTCTACGAGCAAAAGGGGTGGATGGTAGGCAAGAACCGCATGAAAGACTGGAAAGCCGCCGTGCGGAATTGGGAGACGAGGTGGAAGGAGGAACACGGCGATGGACATAACGGCGATGCTGGAGCACCTGCGAAAAAATGGAATATCCCCGGAGAAGTCGTACTTTGAGTGCCCGGTCTGCGAGGACAGGGGCTATACGGCCACACGCAGCGCAACCGGGGAGCTTATGACCCGTATCTGCCCTTGCCAGATACGCAAGGACAACCAGCGGCGCATTGCGCGTAGCGGACTGTCCGGTCTGCTGGAGAGCTGTACGCTGGAGACGTACCAGACGGCGGAGCCGTGGCAGACGCAGGCAAAGCAGATGGCCGAGGCGTATATCACGGATTGGCGCGGGAAGTGGTTTTATGCCGGTGGGACCCCCGGCAGCGGGAAAACGCACCTGTGCACGGCGATCTGCGGGAAGCTGATGGAGGCAGGCTTGCCGGTACGGTATATGCAGTGGCGGTCGGACATTCCATCCATCAAGGCGAAGGTAAACGATGCGGAGCTGTACGCCGATGCCGTGGGAAAGCTGAAAACTATCCGCGTGCTTTACATCGACGACTTCCTCAAGGGCAACGTGACGGAGGCTGACCGGAACATTGCGTTTGAAATACTCAACGCACGGTACATAAAGCCTGAGTGTGCTACGATCATCAGTTCTGAGCGGACGATAGGACAGATATTGGACTGGGACGAGGCGATAGGATCCCGCATTGCGGAGCGCGCGAAGGGCTTTACCATGAGCGTGACGGGCAGCGGAAAGAACTGGAGGTTGAGATGAACAAACGAGGGTTGGAGAAAAGAGGATTAGAGGATGGGCTTAAAGAATGACGACCTGGCGCGGCTTAGTCCTGCGGCGCAGAAGCAGGTCATGGAGGTCATGGAGAAGATGCAGAAGCCGGGAAAGTACAAGGCACAGAAGACGAGGCGCGGCAAGCTGACCTTTGACAGCAAGAAGGAGGCGGAGCGCTACGACGCCCTGATGCTGCTGCAAAAGGCCGGGGAGATACGGGGGCTGAAATTGCAGGTGCGGTACTGCTTGCAAGAGGCGTACACGACGTTTGAGGGCGACCGCGTGAAAAGTATCGACTACGTTGCGGACTTCGTGTACGAGCGCAGAGCGGCTCCTGACAGCTACGGCCAGCGGTACTGGCTGCCGGTAGTGGAGGACGTGAAAGGGATGAGGACGCGGGAGTACGCCATGAAAGCAAAGCTGTTCCGTAACCGGTACGGATACGCCATCCGGGAGGTGTGAGCATGACAGTCTACATGATCGTGACCCGTGACAAATATCGCCTGCCCCGCTGGTGGGGCACGAACACGGCGGAGTTGGCGAAGTTGTCCGGACGGAAGAATCAGAATGTCCGTGCGGCGATTTGTAAGGCGTTCCGGCACGGCGGCAGCTACGGCTGCTACGAGGTGGTGCGTCTGGAGGAGGGCGAAGCGTGAACATCGGATTGATTGACGTGGACGGACATAACTTTCCCAACCTCGCGCTGATGCGGCTGTCAGCCTATCACAAAGCCCACGGCGATAGCGTGGAAATGTGGGACGGCTTTAAGCAATATGACCGCGTGTACATGAGCAAGGTGTTTACCTTTTCGCCTGATATGGACACCTGCATCAATGCTGATGAGATCATTACCGGAGGCACAGGCTACAAGGATTACGGCGCTCTGCCGGACGAGGTGGAGAGAATGCGGCCTGACTACTCGCTGTATCCGGCGTGGAAACCGGCCATCGGATTTCTGACACGCGGCTGCATCCGCAACTGCCCTTGGTGCATCGTGCCGAAGAAAGAAGGGCTTATTCGGCCTGCGGCAACATGGGAGGAAGTAAAGCGGCCCGACAGCCGGGACATCATTTTCATGGACAACAACGTTTTGGCACACGAACACGGTTTAGAGCAGATCGAGCGCATGGGGTACGAGAATGTGCGGGTGGACTTTAATCAGGGTTTGGACGCACGGCTCATCACGCCGCAGACGGCAAAACTGCTGGCGGGGCTGAAATGGATCAGGTTCGTCCGCATGAGCTGCGACACCTCCGCTATGCTGCCGGTGATAGAACAGGCAACGGCGTATCTGAAAGAGGCGGGAATACCCGCTTGGCGGTTCTGGTGCTATGTGTTGGTGCAGGACGTGGAGGAAAGCCACGCGCATACTTGCCCTTCGGGATATGGGCGTTGAGCCGTTTGCACAGCCGTACCGCGACTATGACGGCGGAGAGCCGACTGCCGAACAGAAGCGCCTTGCGCGATGGGTAAATATGCGGGCGGCGTTCAAGACGTGCAGTTTTGAAGAATTTACGAGGTGACGCATGGGCAAGCAGCATTTGAGCCGGGACGACCGTATCTTTATGGACGGTAAGCGCAGAGGTACGCAGGAGTGCATGGACATGGTGGCAATGGTGCTGATGGACAAATGCGGCTGGCACGTCCAGGAGGAGACAGCGGACAGCCGGGACACGCAGAGCATTGCGTACCTGTATGCGTGCCTGGAGAAGATGGCGGAGGAGATAAACGAAGGCCGCATCAAGCGGAAGCACATCAAGGACGTGCTGAAGGACGAGTGCGGCGTTGTGTTTGGAGATTGAGATGAAAGTTTTATGTGCGTGTGAGGAAAGCCAAGTGGTATGTATTGCGTTTCGTGCGCTGGGGCATGAGGCATATTCCTGCGACATACAGGAGCCGTCCGGCGGACATCCCGAGTGGCACTTTTTAGGCGACGCTCTAAAGGTCATCGAGGGGGGGCAAGTGACCACAATGGACGGACAGGTGCATGATGTGGGGCGATGGGATATGATTATCGCCTTCCCTCCGTGTACCAAAACAAGCAATGCCGGGGCAAGGCACTTGTATAAAGGCGGCAGGTTAAATCTTCGCCGCTACTATGAAGGGCTTTGCGGCAAAGCGTTGTTTTTGGCAATATGGGCAGCCGACTGTGACAAGGTTATAATTGAAAATCCGACACCAAGTAAAGTGTTTGAGTATCAAGAACCAACCCAAGCCATACAGCCCTATCAATACGGACACCCGTTCAGCAAAAAAACCTTGCTGTGGGAGCGTGGTGTACAGCCGTTGAAGCCGACAAATATTGTTGAGCCGACAGCAACATGGTGTCCGAGCGGCAGCTATAGTTATAAGCATGGGGAACAGCATAAAGGTATGTTTACCACGGATAGGGCCAAAAACCGCGCAAAGACCTTCCCCGGCATCGCCAAAGCTATGGCGGAGCAATGGGGCGGCGATGCGAGAGGAGGAATGACATGGTAAACGACGCTTTGTTTTCCAGCGATAAGAATTTCTGGGAAACGCCGCAAAAGCTGTTTGACGAGTTGGACGCGGAGTTTCATTTCACGCTGGACGTTGCCGCCAGTGACGAAAACCACAAGTGTGCGCGGTATTTCACGCAAAACGATGATGGTTTGCGGCAAAATTGGGGGGGGTGAAACAGTGTTTTGTAACCCGCCCTACGGAAGCAAGGAAACCGGACTGTGGACGGAGAAGTGCTGCCGGGAGGGACAGAAGCCGGGGACAACAGTGGTGCTGCTGATTCCGGCGCGGACTGACCGTGCCAGTTTTCACGACTACATTCTGGGTAAGGCAGAGATACGTTTTCTGCGCGGGCGGCTGAAATTCGAGCTGGACGGAAAGCCGATGGGAACGGCACCGTTTCCCAGTATGCTCGCCATTTGGCGAGGAGGAATGACATGACAAGAGATGAGATCGTGACCGCGCTGCGGCAATGCCCACGCTATGGTGTGGACTGCTCTAAGGGAGTTTGTGCCTTTTTTAAGCCGAATGGTGCATTTGAGGATTGTATCAAAAAGAAGAATGACGCTGCCGCTGATCTGATCGAGAACCAGCAGCGGCACATCGAGGCACTGATGAAAGCCAACGACAGTTTGAAGGACGCCATTGCACGGCGGGATAAGCAGATAGAGGATATGAAGCAGGGCATGGCGCAGCTGGCGGACTGCGTGGCAGTGTGAAAGGAGGCACCGTGAAGCCATCACATAAAGAAATTGCCGCAACCCTGCGCGAATATGCAGAATGGGCCGATGCAAATATCTACGAGGTACCTATTATGCTGCCGGATGATTTGAGAGCGGCGGCTGATATGCTGGAAAAAGGAGAATGATATGGACGCTGTGAAGTTTATTGAGGAACGCGACAGGATGTGCAAATCGTTTGATAATTGTTCTTGCGGTTTGCGCATCTGCCCTGCCTGGGATGGTTCGTGCAAACTTGAAACTGGAACATATCTCGAATGTGAAGCAGATAAGCTGGTTAAGATCGTCGAGGAATGGTCTGCTGCACACCCGCGCAAGACGCGGCAGAGCGTGTTTTTGGAACAATACCCGGAGGCGAGAATTGGAAATCATGGCGTGCTGCTGGTATGCCCCAGCCAAATTTCTGCATGGAACAGGAACGCAGATGGCGGCTGCGCAACCATTGGTCGCGGATGCGACGACTGTCGCCGCGAGTTTTGGATGCAGGAGGTGGAGTGATGGAACGACTGACAGAAAAGCACTATCTTGGCACAGACCATTACATGAAGTGTTCTGGTAGCTGCAATGTGGACATGGATTGCATAGATTGCCCATCGTTTGATTGTCTGGTTGAACGCCTCGCCGCCTACGAGGACACGGGGCTGACGCCGGGAGACATCAAGGAATTGCTTGACATGGCTGTGTCGAAAACAGACAAGGTTTTGCGGCTTAAAGAAGAATTGCACGACATGAAAAACGAACTATGCCAATACTGTGGGAAGTTCAAACAAGCACACGAGGGCGCCTGTGACGGGTGCAAATGGTGGGAAATGTGATGGCAGTTGTGGATATTTTTACTACCGACAAGAAATATAACGTTATTTATGCCGATCCGCCGTGGCAGTTCAGCAGCAAAGAGGTGCAGCGATACAATGGAAACAGGTTTAGACCTCTTGAAACGGTATATGGGACAGAAAAGGCTTCCGTCATGGAGACTTGGGACGTTAAACGCATTGCGGAGAAAGACGCAGCACTGTTTATGTGGTCTACGGACGCGCACCTTGAGGAGGCTATACGACTTATGAAAGCATGGGGGTTCAAGTATGTGACAGTGGCTTTCGTCTGGTCAAAAAAGACCAAGAACGGCAAGCAAGTGTCTACGCTTGGGGCATGGACAATGAAGAATTGCGAACTTTGCCTGCTTGGGACGAGGGGCGGGATGCTCAAGAACAAACGATCCAATTCTGTACGCCAGTTAGTAGAAGCCGAAAGAACAGAACACAGCAAGAAGCCCGATTGCGTCAGAACCCTCATCATGGAATTGTTTGGAGATTTGCCCCGCATCGAACTGTTTGCCCGCCAACAGGCGGACGGCTGGGACTGCTGGGGGAACGAAGTATAAGGGAAGGTGATTTCAGTGACTATGAACCGCAGAGAAGTTTTGCATGATACGGATTGCGCGGATTGCCTATGCCGCGTCTGCGCCAAGAACTCCGTAAACGATGCGCATAACCCAGCTGAGCCCTATAAGGACTGCGGGTGTGACAACTGCGGCATTGGAAACCTGCTTGTAGAGACCACGGCGGATTGCAGGGGCTTTGTTCCAGACTGCGATGACTGCGAGGAAAGAGAGTGTGACGGCGATGTGTGCCGAAGAACTGAATAGATGAAAGGAGAACGGGCATGAGAGTGAAAATGGACTACAACAACTTGGTCGAGGAGATCGACAGAACGCTGAGTGAGAGCAAAAGCAGAGTCGTAAAAGAAAACGCCTTTGGCATATCCGTTGGCCTCAAACTGCTGTCTGGGTATCTTCGTGACATCGCGCAGAGGTCTATTGATCTGGAAGATGACAAGCTGATCGAACTGTGCGTCGGAATGGGGATCTTGAAGCGGGAGGAAAAGGCATGAGCAAGGCCGTTATGCTGAGCATCCGCCCGAAGTGGGCGGAGAAGATCGCCAACGGCGAAAAGACCATCGAAGTCAGAAAGACCAGGCCAAAGCTGGAAACGCCGTTCAAGGCGTACATCTACTGTACGATGCCTGACGCGAAGGACCCGCACAACATTCTTGAGCTGCACGGTGCAGACGGGAAAATCCGCAAGGCTAACGGCAAGGTCATTGGGGAGTTTGCCTGTGAGCGGATTGTCCCGATCACATACGATGGCGGCAGGCTATGGTGTCCAACAAATGCCGCCTTTTCCCCTGCGACGTGCTTATCTCAGGCAGAAATTATAGCTTATATCGGCGATAAGGAGCGTTGTTACGGCTGGCATATCTCCGACCTGCTGATCTATGACCAGCCGCGGGAGCTGACGGACTTCCGGCGGATTTGCCCTAATGACCTATGCTGTGAGACCTGCGCCATGTACAGCAACAACGGCGGTATCTGCAACAATGGGGCTTTGCCGCTTCGCCGCCCACCCCAGAGCTGGTGCTATGTGGAAAACATGGAGGGCTGACAATGTGGAGGGACAATGCAGAAGGGTGATGTGATCCGGGCGCGGTTTATGACGCTGTCAGACTTATTCCCCGGTAAGGGGTGCGAAGAAAGAAAATTCCCTATACGCAAGGGCACGGTGGTGTATGTGCATCCGAAGGGGCGGTACATCGTGGCGGAGTGCGGCAGCGTGCGGGAGACGTTCTTCCCGGAGGACATTATACAGTGCGACTTACCAGGTCCTCCGCCGATGGTGTATGACCTAAAAGAAGCGTTGGTTACACTGACGGAGGTGGATAAGAAGATCATGACCGCATTGGGGAGGAGGTGCTGACATGAGCGAATTCCCGGAACGGCTGAGAAAGCTGCGGGAGAGAAAGAGACTGAAGCGGTATGTGCTGTCGGAGCGCTGCGGGCTGAATTCGGATGCCATACGCCGGTATGAGCTGGGGACGGCGAAGCCGACGATGGACGCGCTGAAGAGCATAGCGGATGAATTTGGCGTGTCGGTGGACTATCTGATGGGCAGGACGGACTATCCCTGCGTGGTAGATATTGCCGAAAAATAAATTTTGAAAATTCCACTTAAAAGTGGAAAAATTGAAAAAACGCACTTTATCATGGGAGATGCAGGGGCAAACTCTGCATCTCCATTCTTTTTCTTTTCCCCCTTCTTTTCCTGATGGGCGGGGCTTTGGCTCCGCCTTGACGGGGACGATATGCAGGTGTAGCCAAAAGGCAAGGCACGGGACTTTGACTCCCGTATGTGCTGGTTCGATTCCAGCCGCCTGCGCCAAACTCTAAACGGAGTCACCAACGGAGTATAAACAAGTGGGGTAACCGTGGAAACCGGACATATATGCGGCATAGGTACCCCGTAGTGTGAGGAGACCACAGCGAGTGACAGGGGCTTTCCCTGAAGCGCTAAAGCGGGGCAGGACTGCAATGCCGTACCATCCCGGCCAGCGGGCGAGGAAGCGTAAAAAGCTAAGTATTAGGCGGCTGGTATAATTGCCAAGTTCTTGATGGCTGGTAGGAAGACGCAGCGCAGCCGGGAGCCGATAAAAAAGATCTTGCGTACCATGTTTGGCTCGGGGAGAGCCGGACACGCAAGATGTGTATGCCCGTTAGGGCGGGTAAAGTCTGCTATGTAAGGCCAAGGGGTGGGGGCTGGTAGCAAAACAGGAGGATGGCATGGAAATCACAAAACGGCGGCTTGCGGATATTGTGCCGTATGCCGCAAACGCAAAAAAGCATGATAAGCGGCAAATCAACAACGTTGCGGAGAGCATCAAGCAGTACGGTTTTGTACAGCCGATTGTGATTGACCGTGACGGCGTGATCGTAATCGGCCACTGCCGCGCTCTGGCGGCAAAAAAGCTGGGCATGGAAGAAGTGCCCTGTGTCTGCGTGGACGATCTGACACCGGAGCAGGTGAACGCCCTGCGGCTGGTAGATAACAAGAGCAACGAGAGCGATTGGGACTTTGACCTGCTGGCTGATGAGCTGCCGGGGCTGGATTTGTCGGCTTTTGACTTTGATTGGGGCCTGCGTGATGAACTCGACACGTCAGTGGTAGAGGACAACTACGATCCTGTTTTACCGGCAGAGCCGAAGAGCAAACTGGGCGATGTGTACCAGCTTGGAGACCATCGCCTTATGTGCGGAGACAGTACGTCTTTGACAGACGTACAGAAGCTCGTGGGGGGGGCACAAATGGATTTGCTGCTCACAGACCCCCCGTACAATGTGGACTATCAGGGCACCGCCGGGAAGATTAAGAACGACAATATGGAGGATGCGGCCTTCAGGCGTTTCCTGACGGATGCATTCTCCAATGCGGCGATGGTCATGAAGCCCGGTGCTCCGTTCTACATCTGGCACGCAGACAACAGTGAAGGGTATAACTTTCGCGGTGCGTGCAGAGATGCGATGCTGCGTGTACGGCAGTGCCTGATCTGGGTGAAGAACTCCCTTGTGATGGGGAGACAGGATTTCCAGTGGAAACATGAGCCTTGCCTGTATGGTGAGAGCGAGATTGAAGAGGAAGCGCACGAACCTTGCCTGTACGGATGGACGGAAGGCAAGAAGCACTACTTCTTCAAGAACCGCAGACAGACAACTGTATTGAATTTCGATAAGCCTGTCAAATCTGCGGAGCATCCGACCATGAAGCCGATCAAGCTGTTTGATTACCAGATGCAGTGTTCCAGTAAGCCGGGTGAGAATGTACTTGACCTGTTCGCTGGCTCCGGCACAACGATCATGGCAGCGGAGCAGAATGGAAGACACGCTTTCTGCATGGAGTATGATCCGAAGTATGCCGACGTCATTGTTGACCGGTGGGAGAAGTTCACCGGGAAGAAGGCGGTGCTGCTGAATGACTGATGCTCAGGCGACTGCGCGGAGGATGTTGAAGAAAAACCAGCAGTATTTATCCACACAGCAGATAAAAACATTGAACGGGCTGATTAAGTCCGGCGATATTACAGGGGCCATAAATGGCCTGCATACATTGGTGGCGAGAAAACTGACTGCGAGAAAGGAGGGTGCGTATGGCAAGGCCAAGAAAGGAAATAGATCAGAAGCAGTTCGAAAACCTCTGCGGCCTGCAATGCACGCTTGAGGAAATCTGCGGTTGGTTTGATGTGACTGATAAAACACTGGATGGTTGGTGTAAACGCACATATCGTGCAAGTTTTTCCGAAGTATTCAGGCAAAAGCGAGGATTGGGGAAAGTATCCTTACGTAGAAGCCAGTGGCGGCTTGCCGAAAAGAACGCAAGCATGGCCATTTGGCTGGGAAAACAGTACCTTGGGCAGCGTGACGTTGTGGATCTGGGCTTGCCGACAGACAACGCGCAGGAAGACGCTTTGAGCGTGAGCCTGCGTGAAATGGCAGAAGGGTTGGAGAGCGATGATTAGCCCGAAACAAGCAAAGATCCTCTCTTTCCCCTATTCCAAGTATGACGCGCTGATTTGCGACGGTGCAGTCCGTTCCGGCAAGACCTCCATTATGATGTGGGCGTTTGTTCGCTGGGCGATGGAGAATTTCAGCGGTCAGCGCTTCGGCGTGTGTGGCAGAACGGTGGATAGCTGCACAAAGAACATCATCGTGCCGTTCACGGCGATGAGCCTTGCGAAAGAAAGCTATATCATCCGCTGGCGGCGCGGTGACAAAGTTATGGAAGTGCGGCGCGGAGCCGTGACGAATTACTTTGAGGTGTTCGGCGGCAAGGACGAAAGCAGCTATACGCTGATTCAGGGCCGGACGCTGGCGGGTGTGCTGCTGGACGAGGTTGTGCTGATGCCCCGCTCCTTCGTGGAACAGGCGCTGACCAGATGCTCCGTAGACGGGGCAAAGCTGTGGTTTTCCTGCAACCCAGGAAGCCCGCAGCACTGGTTCTACTTGGAGTGGATCAAGCGGCACAAAGAGCGCAATGCTCTGTATCTGCACTTTGAGATGACGGACAACCCCGGCCTGAGCGAAAAGACGCTGGAGCGCTACCAGAACATGTTTACCGGTGTGTTCTACGACCGATATATCCGTGGATTGTGGGTGCTGGCCGAGGGTCTGGTATACGACTTTGGCGAGGAAAACATCGTGGACGATGTGCCGGAGAGCGGGGAATATTACATTTCCTGCGACTACGGCACGCTGAACCCATTTTCTGCTGGTTTGTGGTGCTGGGACGGCAAGACGGCCACCCGCATCCGGGAGTATTACTACTCCGGGCGGGAAGAACACAGAAACAAGACTGACGAGGAATATTATACGGAGTTGGAGAAGCTGGTGGGAGAGCTGCCGGTGATAAGCGTCATCGTGGACCCGTCGGCGGCGTCCTTCATCGAGGTTATCAAGCGGCACGGGAAGTTCAAGGTGCGCAAGGCGGTCAATGACGTGCTGCCGGGCATCGCCACCACGGCGAGGTATCTGCGCAGCGGTGCGCTGAAGATACACAGGTCGTGTAAAGACGCCATTCGGGAATTCGGCCTCTACCGCTGGGACGAAAAATCCACAGAGGACAGGCCAATTAAGGAGAACGACCACGCGATGGATGATACACGTTACTTTGCAATGACAGTATTGCGCCGGAAAGTGCGGGATGATAACGGGGAGAAATACATCCCCCTGTGGGAGAGGTGATAGCTTGCTGACATATCAGGACTTGCTCGCCGTGGGCGAGAACGAACAGGACCGAATGGATTTTATCCGGCGGGTCATCAATGAGCACAAAGGCTCTGCGGCTTACCGGTTCGCGGTAGACGCACAGCGATATTACGACGGCGAGAATCCCACCATCAGCCGGTATGAGAAGATCATCTATGACCTTCAGGGACGCGCCCACCGGGACATGTACACGGCAAACCACAAACTCATGTCAAGTTTCTTTGGATTTGTCGTGCGGCAGGAGGCAAACTATCTGCTGGGCAACGGCGTGACCTTTCAGAAGAGGGAGACAAAGGCCAGACTGGGCGCTGACTTTGACCAGCGGGTCAAGGACGCAGGCAAGAGCGCCCTGGTATGCGGCGTGGCGTTCGGGTTCTTCAACCTGGACCGGGTTCAGGTGTTCGAGCTGACCGAGTTTGCGCCCCTTTACGACGAGGAAAACGGTGCCTTGATGGCCGGTGTGCGGTTCTGGCAAGTGGCAGACGATAAGCCGCTTCGTGCCACGCTGTACGAGCTGGACGGATACACCGAGTACATCCAGCGCAGCGGGGAGAACATGACCGTGCTGACGGACAAACAACGGTACAAGGTCAATGTCCGCACGGACGGCCTGGGCGCGGAGACCATTCTGGACGGTGACAATTATCCTGGATTCCCGATTGTCCCTCTGAAAAACGGCAAAAACTGCCGGTCGGAGCTGCGGGGACGGCGGAACACCGTGGACGCGCTGGACCTGGCCTGCTCCAACATGGTAAACAACGTGGACGAGGGCAACCTCATCTATTGGGTGCTGACCAATGCGGGCGGCATGAATGACTTGGACGACGTGAAGTTTTTGGAGCGTATCAAGACCATCCACGTGGCCCACACCGATGACGAAGTGAACGCAGAGCCGCACACCATCGAGGCCCCCTTTGAGGGCACTAACGCAACCATTGACATGCTCAAGCGCAAGCTGTACGAGGATTTTCAGGCGTTTGACAGCGCCGCCGTGAGCGCAGGCAATCAGACGGCCACGGCCATCAAGGCCAGCTATGTGCCGCTGGACCTGAAAGTTGACGACTTCGAAAGCGACGTCACCGATTTTATCCAAGGCATCCTGGCGCTGGCCGGGGCGGACGATACGCCCAGCTATACCCGCAGCCAGATTATCAATAAGCCCGAAGAAACCCAGACCGTTCTGATGGGCGCGGAATACTACGATGATGAGTACATCACCAAGAAGTTGCTAACCATCAATGGTGACATTGACCAGTACGAGGACATGGCAAAGCGGAAGGCGGCAGAAGAGATTGACCGGAGCCAAATGGAGGTGGAATGATGGGAGCAATATCTAAGATTGCTGAAAAGTGCATGGCGTGCCCCAACGTTGATAAATGCTCTCACAAGCGGATGGAGGCATGCGCCAATTACGAGCATAGGAATATGGCCGAATCACTAGCGATGCCATCAAAATCAGATATGGCAGCCACCGTTCTCCGCGAAACGGTCAATACGATTGTCGATGGGCAGGTTGTGAAGGTTTACAAGGACGAGATTGAAAAAACACTATATAAGCACTTGTATGATGGCTTGGGTTGCGGATTTATCAATGGCGCATAGGGTGGCGAGATATGGCGAAAACGGACGAAGGCCACAAGCTGACCGACAAGGAGCTTTCGAAGCTGGAGCGGCGCATTACGAAACTTTACCGCGAAGCCGGGAAGGAATTGCAAGGAACCATCGACGCATATTTTGAGCAATTTAAAAAGCGCGATGAGGAAATGAAAGCGCTGATCGGCACGGTGCAGAACGGCAAGGAGTGGACGGAGGCCGACTATAAGCAATGGCGGCTCAATCAGATCGGTCGAGGGGAACGCTATCAGGCCATGCGCGACAAGGTGGCGCACCGCGTCACCGATGCGAACGCCGTGGCGGTGTCCTACACCAACGATGCAACGCCCGGTATCTACTCACTGAACCGCAACTATGCGGCGTACACCATCGAGAGCGTGGCTGGGGATGTAGGCTTTGATCTGTGGGACGAGCAGACGGTGAAGCGCCTGGTTGTGGAGCAGCCGGGGCTGATGCCGTATTACCCCAAAAATAGAGCATTGAAACGCGGCATTGACCTTGCGTATGGCAAGAAGCAAATCACGGCCAGCGTCACCAGCTCCATCTTGCAGGGGAAAAGCATCAAGCACATGGCGGACGACCTGCAAAAACGTATCACCACCATGAGCCGCAATAGCGCTATCCGCACCGCGAGAACCGCCGTCACCGGCGCACAGAACGCCGGACGCATGGACAGCTACGCAGCGGCGGAGAAAATTGGCATCAAGCTCAAAAAACAATGGCTGGCCACGCTGGACAGCAGGACGCGGCATTCACACGCCGTGCTGGACGGCGAAAAGGTAGATCAAGATAAGAAATTCTCCAACGGCTGCCGCTTTCCGGGCGATCCGCAGGGACCAGCGTGGGAAATCTACAACTGCCGTTGCACGATGGTTGCGGCGGTTGACGGCATTGACACGTCCGACGCGCTGCGAAGAACGCGGGACGGGCTTATTCCCGATATGACATATGCCCAATGGGAAACAACAAAGCAGGGCTACAGCGGCAGACAATTGTCCCCGTATCACATGGGGAACGAAAAAACAGTAAAGGATGTTACGAAGAAATACATAGATTCCGCCAAGCCCCGCATGGGCAAAGTACGATACGAGAACGGCTATCGTATAAAAGGCCACAAAACTGAAATTGAAGTTGCGAACCAACTCATAGATCAATTCGGTGGGAAGATTGTGTTGCTGAAAGAAGCAAACACACAGGGGACAAAGACGCCGGATTACCTATGGCGCGGGAAACAATGGGAACTGAAAAGCATATCAACCGCAAAAGCGGCAGATATGGCAATCAGAAGTGGCGTGAAACAAATAAAAGGGAAACCCGGAGGCGTGGTGTTGCAATGTGCAGATGTGGTAAACATAGATGATATGGTAAGGACAGTCGATGCACGTGCGTTGAGAAACATCATGTTCGATTTTGATGTTATCGCCATGCGGGAGAACGGAGAGCTTCTGTTTGCAAGAAGATACAAAAAATGAGCCGCCCCCCCTCCAGTTCTGGGAAGAGGTTCGGCTCGATGGAACGGGAACTTTCGTTCCCTCACCTACAGTATATGCGGCTTTTGCAAAATAGTCAAGGGGGAAAACCAAAATGAGCAAAAATCAATCATCCCCGGATTTGTAAAGAAGGTGTGGGATGAGCTTTAGGATAATCGACAACAGCGAGGAAATTAAGAAAGAATTTGAGGCGGCGCTGCTGCGTGGGCTGGAAAAATGCGGGCTGGTTGCGGAGGGGTATGCGAAAAAGCTCTGCCCCGTGGACACCGGCAATCTGCGAAACAGCATTACCCATACGGTAGACGAGCAGGAACCGGCAGCGATCATCGGGACAAACAATGAATATGCCGCGTATGTGGAATTAGGTACCGGCAAATACGCGGAGGGCGGACGTCCGACGCCGTGGGTGTATCAGGACGCAAAAGGAAACTGGCACATGACCCACGGACAGCGGGCGCAGCCGTTTTTGAAACCTGCTGTTGCCGACCATGCCGCGCAGTATCGGGACATTTTGGAAAGTGAGCTGAAAAATGGATGAGAATACAAGAAAAGCGATACACAATTTATCGGAAGAAATTGAACGGTTTGGAAGCGTTTTGTCCGAAGCTCTGATTGAAGCGGTGAATGCTCTTCGTGACGCCTTTCCCGAATTCAAGGATGGTTGCGAAAACATCGTTGCTGGATTAGCGGGCTTTGTTGATAAAGCCATATATTTTCGATAAAACCCGCGAGGTACAGCGGTTTTTATACAATCTATCGCCGCGACGAACTGCGGACGAAGGAAAGGAAGATAGAAAAATGGCACTTACACGCAAACTTTTGAAGGGGATGGGTCTCACCGACGAACAGGTGGACACCATCATCGAAGCGCATACCGACACCGTGGAAGGCTTGAAGGCGGATGTGAGCCGCTACAAGGCGGACGCGGAGAAGTTGCCCACAGTCCAGAAGGAATTGGACGACCTGAAAGCCGCCGGGGACGGCGGTTACAAGGAGAAGTATGAGAAGGAGCACAAGGCCTTTGACGACTTCAAGGCGGACATCACCGCAAAGGAGACCAAGGCCGCCAAAGAAAAGGCGGTAAAAGCCTATTACGAAAGCAAGAACATCACCGGCGACAATCTAACTATTGCTCTGCGCGGCAGCGGCGCGGAGATCGACGGCGTGGAGCTGGACGGCGACAAGATCAAGGACACCGCCGCTCTGGATGCGCTTGTGAGCGGTGCTTTTGCAAAGCTGGTCTCCACTACCACCACGAAGGGTGCCAATATCGCAAACCCTCCGGCGGGCGGAAGCCCCGGCACGATGACGAAAGCGGACATCTACAAAAAGGACGATCACGGCCACTATATGCTGTCCGCATCTGAGCGACAGAAAGCGCTTATGGAAAACCAAATTACTTAACAAGAAAGGATGAATTACATGGCTGCTACGAAAATTGAGAGCCTGACCAACCCCCGCGACTCCCTGCCCAATACCTACACTAACGTGACCGCCCGCGAGGTAGACTTTGTCACCCGGTTCGATGACAACTGGGAGGCGCTGCGCAACATCATGGGCATTATGCGCCCCATCCGCAAGGCCCCCGGCACAAGCCTGATTTCTTACACCGCTGATGTGGCCCTGGAGGACGGAGATGTCGGCGCTGGCGAGGTGATCCCTTACAGCAAGGCGACGATCACCCAAGCGACCAAGGACGACCTGTCCATCAAGAAGTATGCAAAGGCTGTTCCTATCGAGGACGTGGACAAGTATGGTGCAGAGATTGCGGTGGAGAAGAGCGACGACGCTTTTCTGACTAAGCTCCAGAATGTGGTCCTTGGCGATTTCTACACTTTTCTGAACACCGGTTCTCTTACCGGAACCGCCGCAACCTGGCAGGCGGCACTTGCAAAGGCTCAGGGCGAAGTGCTGAACAAGTTTGCTGGTATGGCAAAGGACGTTACCTCCGTTGTGGGATTTGCTAACATCCTGGACGCATACGACTATCTGGGTGCTGCGGATATTTCCGTCCAGACCCAGTTCGGCCTGAACTATGTCAAGAACTTCATGGGGTACTCCACGCTGTTCCTGCTGCCCACCACAGTTTCCGGCAATAACGCTATTGCCCGCAACACTGTGATCGCAACGCCAGTGGAGAACATCGACCTGTACTATGCAGACCCCGGCGACAGCGAGTTTGCCAGACTTGGCCTGAATTACACCGTGCAGGGCGAGACAAACCTGATCGGTTTCCATGCCCAGGGTAATTACAGCACCGCCGTGGGCGAGAGTTACGCCATCATGGGTATGAAACTGTGGGCGGAATACCTGGACGGCATTGCCAAGATCACGGTCACCCCGGCCCCTTAAGCGCGCGCCTCTCGGGGCTGACGATTGGCGCGCTGACACTGACTCCGGCGTTTGACCCAGACACGACGGAGTATACAGCCACAACCAGCAACGCGACCAACACGGTAACCGCGACCCCGGAAGGCGCAAGCGCCACAGTGACCATCCTAAACGGCAAAACGTCTGTTGAAAATGGCACTGCGGCCACTTGGGCCACTGGGGCTAACACCCTGACCGTGACCGTGAAAAACGGCACGGCGGAGAAAGTATATACCGTGACCGTAACCAAATCGGCGTAAAAGGAGGACAGCGTGATGCTTGAAACGGTTTTGCAGAATTTGAACAACTGGTTTTTAGTTCCGGACGGCGTCCACACCGGGGAGTTCACTGTGCAGGGCGGGCAGCTCACGCTGCCCTTTCTGCAAACCGGCCAGTATTTCCGGGTGGTGGGTTCCGTATTCAATGACGGGCTCCACCAGTACCCGGTGGCAGACCTGACCGACGAGACGTTTACCGGCTCCGTGTGGGCGCTGACTGTTCCGAAGGCGGTGATTGAATTGGCCGAAGAAATCGACGCATGGCAGACGAAGAACGGGGATCCAGGGCCGTTTACCTCAGAATCATTTGGCGGCTACTCCTACAGCAAAGCCACCAACGCCAGCGGCATGGCCGTCGGCTGGCAGGATGTATTCAAGAGCCGCCTGAACGACTGGCGGAGAATTAGGGGGATCTGATGAGCCTTTTAGATGATTTTTCCCGCACCTGTGTATTCATGGAAAAACGCCGGGTATCGGACGGTGCGGGCGGTCACTTTGTAGAGTGGGTGGAGGGCGCTGAGTTCACCAACTACCAGGCACTGGATACCTCCATGGAGGCCCGCAGAGCGGAAAAAGAAGGCGTGACCAGCCTGTATTCCGTCCTGGTAGACAAGGCCGTGCCCATCGAGTACAACGACGTGTTCAAAGACAAGACCACCGGCGAAACCTACCGCGTGACCTCAAATCCGGAGAACAAGCAGGCCCCCAAGTCCTCCACGATGCAGCTAAAATACTTTACGGCGGAAAGGTGGGCGTTGACCACATGACCAAAAACAAAGCCCTCTACGCCTGGTTCAACGAGTTCATGCCCTTCTACCGAGCGTCCAGCGTGCCAGACGATGTGGTCATGCCTTATGGCACCTATGAGTATATCGACAGCGCTTTTGATGCCGGGGAGGTCGGCCTGACGGTCAATCTGTGGTTCCGCACGGAGAGCGAAGCTGTCCCAGACGAGAAGGCCCAGGAGTTGTCCAAGCGCATCGGCTACGGTGGCGTGTATCTGCCCTGCGACGAGGGCTATATCTGGCTCAAGCGCGGTTCCCCCTGGTGCCAAAGCCTAACCTATGAGGAAGACCCGGCCATTAAGCGCCGGTACATCAACATTACCGCTGAATACCTGACATTCAGCTGAAAGGAGACCCAATATGGGCAAATTTACCGCGATCCCGCAGAGCACCTTTGAGGAATTGCAGCTCGACGCGGGTGTCATCCTGAAAAACTTTACCCCGGCTACTCCCACCGCACCGAAGGACGAGGACATTGTGTGTGCCACAACCGGCGGCATCAATGTGTCTTGCGTCCCTACTTACTCCGACATGGGAGAGGACGTGGACAACTGCCCTGTGAATATGATGGAACTGAAGCATCTGGACGGTTGGGATTGCAAGATGGCCTTTACCTCCCTTGGAACATCCACGGAGTCCATCCGGCTGGCC